ACCAGATGTTTCTGTTGGTCTAGGTGCTTGTCTTCTTATACCAGGAACTTGCTGACCAACAACGGCAGGTGGCTGAACTGCTGGTGGCATTGCCATAGCAACTTCATAAATTCTTTCTTCACAATTCCACTTGCGTAGTGCCTTATTGATTCTTGAATCCGGATCGTTTGCTGTCTTGGCAGATGTTAGTCTCTTTTTCATTCCACCCATACGAGCACAGAATGACTTACGACGATTATATGCTTTACTGCCCTTCTTTAACTTTGAAGGTTTAGTTGTTACTGCTGTTTGTAACTTTGAGCCTGGATTTTCGCGACGATATGCCATAACGCCAGCTTTAGTTAATCCACCTTCTGGATTCTTATATTTTTTGTCCTGCCAATCTTCCTCTAGTTCGTCCATAGCATCAACAATCTCAATTGCTTCGCGAACCACTCTTTTGATAATTTGCCCAGGAGTTTGTTTTTTATAAACATCAACTAATTCATTAGAACCTACAAATCTTGATGCTGGATCGTTTGAATCTGTTGAATGCGCTTCGGCATCCTCTTCCTTTACAGGAACGCAATTAGGAACCTTTTTACCGTTCTTCATCTTCATACCAATCTGTTGATAGCCCTTCCAACATGGATCAGAATCTTCGTTCTGAGACGCCTTTAGTGCGGCATCAGTTGGAGCACCCTTACTGCCTGGTTTACGCATGCGCTCACCGGAGCCAGCTTTAATTCTAGCACGTTTTGCATGGATATTATCCCAGAGGCCACGTTTTTCGTTTACTAAATCTTCGTCTAACATTTCAGCAAAACCTCCAGAGATAAATGAATTTACGCGATCAAATGCGAACGAATCTGGATTACCACCAAATGATTCGCTCCAGCATTGATAGCCTCTACGATATACTTCTTCTAGTATATCGACCGAATAACCTGAATTTTGGGATTTTTTATAAAGAGATAATTTGGCCTTGTCAGTGAGTACGACAGACTCGCCTAGCTGAGTTTCAAATGAATTAAACTTTTTCATATGGAGTTTCCCTTGGGCTTTCCAATTATATGCGAGGTCTGGCGTACCCTTTTTACTCGCACTGACGTTTTATTTATAAAAGATCTTATCTTGAGATTTCTTCCCAATCCATAGATGCGTATATATCAGCGCCCGCAGAATCTGCTGCAGCAACTAATGTTAACTCATAAGAACTAGAAGTTAGACCGTTTCTTTCTAACTGAAACTTGAATAGTGCTTCTTTTAAAATATCAACAGGACTTGAACCCTGATTAGAACCATGAATCCATCCAGAAGCCAAAATTCTACCACCAGTAAAGCTAGTTCCTGTAATATTATATTCAACAGCAGAATCATCTCCTGCAGAAACCCATGTTCCGCCTGTAGTTGCACCAGAAGCTACTACTCTCCAATTATAATTAGCATTGTTGGTTATTCCTAGTATCGATAAAGCAGTAAGAATAACAATAGCATCAAGTCTATCAGGAGAAGCCTTCAATCTAATTGAGACAACTGGATAGTATGTATTAACTGTTGTCAAATCTCTTGGCGCCCCAATAGCTGTGCCAATGGCTTGTTGAAGACCTCTTAGTTCATATCCGCCTTCAGAAATAACAGTGGAACATACTTGTTTTAGAGTTGTATTACTTGCAGTTACACCAGTATTCTTAATCTCATATCTCAACGGAAGAGATGCTGTGGTCATATATGTTGTGGTAACAAAATTAGCATGGTGAAAGGAATGACAGTGAATGAATTTACCGTCAATAACAAAACCACATCTTACTGTACCTAAACCAAGCCATTCAATATCAATGAACATAATTTGGGCTTTGGTTAAATCCAAAGTTATGCCAGATGGACTTGAAGCGACCTGACCCAACAGAGTGTCCATATTCCAATCAGACTGTGCTACTCTTGTCTCTTGCATTACTCCTGTTGATAAAGATCTTTCGACCAAATATGCTGTATTACCTACCAACTCAAAATAGATACCATTGTTAGCGCCATAATATCCTACACGCTGACGAACATTTGTTTTTGGCTGCATAATAAATGTTTGTAGAACTTGTAGAGATTTACCTGGCTGATAAGAGAAAACTTTAGTTGTTTCTCGAATAATCTCAGCATTGTTAGCAGTTGTTAAATTAAGGTTTATTAGACCTTCGTTATTAGAAAAGGCATAAGTTGCACCAGCAGTATTTGAAGTAGACCATAAATTATTATCGCGATAACGATGAGAAGAATCAAAAAGCGTTAGAGGAGTTGAAACTCTGGCTCTTCCAAAAGCATCAACTGCAACTCCAGAAGGATTAGCAGCGCCAACCATATTTCCATATTGGTCAGCAATTTGCACAACTTCAAATAAAGTTTTATTGTCGCTTAAAAACTGATGTGTGTCTTTACGAAACTGTGCCATTACTTTTTCTTTCTGGTCTTTAGTGGATCGCCGTTAGGATCCGCTTCATAGTAAGATAGGGTTTTATCTCTAAAATTCATCTTATCTGGATCAAACGCCTTAAAACCTAACATCTTAGCCAAAGGATTTTCTGATTGTTTGATGCTATTTTTTAAATTGCCACGAAAAAAAGTAGCATCAACATCATTAGTTGTAACAGAACTATCGACCGCCGGATCGCCTGTAACATACCCAAACCCTCTAGCGTCAGCAGTTGTTACTTGTTCAGTAACTGGTTTTGGTAGTTTAGTTGGGGTTGGGGTTGCATTCCAAATATGCATTCTATGTGTAATACCATTATGTTCAAACTCGTGAACTTCTGGATTCGAATCAATTTTCATTGTCTGTTGTCTTGGTAGTAGAAATTCTTTCTCTTCAGGAAAATTAGAAGAACCTGCTATATATGAACCCTGTTGACCTTTTGGTAAATTTATCCTTAAAACGTGATGATCTGCTCCTTCAGAGTCAGAAGGATTATATCTTGTCAATTTCTCACCAGAATCACCTTTGGATAATGGTTTCGCGAAATCAGCAGCAACTTTTGGATCAATTGAGGTTGATGTATAAGAAGGCATATAAAGCTGATTTTTAGGGTGTTTAGCAGCCATCATACCAGGATTAAAACCAACGCCAGAAAAAACAGTCATTGGTTTTGGAGTTTTTTTATGAGCTAATGCCTTGTCTAATCCTCTAATGTCATCATGACTAATATCGTTTATATCTTCGTCGGGTAATTCGTTTGGGTCGCCGCCTTCGTTATGATGATGAAACAGAGAAGAGTTAATAGGATAACTAGCATCAACATCAGAATAATAATCAAAATGCTCGCTGTGAGGATTTGATGAAAGATCATAATGTTTGTCTAAAGCACCATGAACTGCGTCTGGTCCACCTTTAGATATATGATCATTAGCGTTATTTAAAGAAGATAAAACGCTTCGTTTGGTTCTTTGATAATCAGGATCATCAATAAAATCTTGATAAGAAGGGCCTTTTGTTTTTTCTAGTAGTTGTCTAAAAGATAATCTTGTTGATTCTTTGATTGGTTTTGCGGCATTTGAACCATGTTCAACATAAACAGGTGTTCCTGGGTTGAATGGTTCTGCTTTTGGTTTATTCTTACTTTTCTTTGGTTTTACTGGTGGTTGTGCGTTACGAATGTCATTCATAAGAGAAGCTGCTTGTTCGTCTGACATACGACTTGGCGCTCCTGCTCTGAAGTTCTCAAAATTGCCGGAGCGAGCATGTTTCCTTTGACTTGTGCCTGAAACACCTTCAATGCCTTCAGCATCAGGATCTCTACCACCAGCAGAATGAACAGAAATATTATCAAAATTAAAATAACCATGTGTCCCTTCTTGGCCATTGTATTTTGACAGCAGCTGTTGAAACTGATCTACTCTATCTTGGCCAACAACTAGATGAAGGTTCTTTACACCTTTTTTATGTAAGTCTGATGCATGATATAATAGACTTGGTGATTCTGGAGAAGAAGTTGATACATTTGAGCCAGGAAAAGCTAATTTAGCATGTCTTAGTTTCTGCTCAGCAGTCAATGGGTTTTTATCGCCATCAAAAGAATGTGATAATACTATACTATGACCAGCATCGAAGTTCTTAGCAAGATCCATAACATGATTGACAACACGTTCATGGCCAATCGTTGGAGGATTGGCCCTCATGAAAGTCATAACGTGCGTTGCTTTATCAGCTTCTGCTAGAAAGTAATTACTGAAGTTGAGCTTCTGCATTTGCTACCTGCTGTTTTTGGAATGCGCCCTTCAAGAAATTTAGGCGATTAAATTCTCTTCTATTGTTGAACTTTGAAGCATTGCCTTTTTTGTCGACAACAACTGTTCCTTCTGGACCAGTATGCTCACCAGCAACACTATGTTCATATGGAACATTTTTAGCCAGAACATTAGTCAATACATTTTTAGCACTTTGTAAATGATTATGAAGCTGTAACGCTCTATCAAAGTGTTCTCTATTGTTACTAATATGAGAAAGCACTTCGCCATGAGCTTGAATCTTTTTCTGCTTAGAAGCGTCTGTCTTAACTTTGTCTAGATCTTTCTGATGACGAGCAGTCAAATGATCCATATAACCTTGAACTGAAGGTTCACCGCCAGTTCTAATCATACTATTGACATGTGCTTCTAAATTTTCTCCATGTCCATCCAATGCTTCCAATGCTTCTGGTTTCATAGAAGAATAGATTCTCTTAGCTTTGTCCATATGATTTAAGAATGCTTTTTGTTCTTCTGGACTATAGTTGGAAGAATTGACATCAATTGTCGGATCTATATTATTAACATCTGGATGTTCTTTAAACTTAGCACGTGTTTTAGCATCAAGTGGTTGCGCAGACATACTCCCTAAACCGCCTTTACCGGCATATTTTGTATGAACAACAACACCAAGTTTCTTATTCATATTTCTACCCTCTGCAGAATCTGCAGGAGCTGAGTATGTTAAGGTATTAGGAGTAACAGAAGTTTTACCATTTTTAGTAACTGCGTCGCCTTCTGTATGCATTAAATCTCCCTGATATACACCACCTTCGCGTGGCATAA